GGATATCGCGCACACTACCGAGACCATGATCCGGCCCGCGATCCAGCGAGGGCTTGAGAACGGCCTGAGCATAAACGAGATCGCCGCAGAGATGGACTCCCTGCCAGCGTACCGTGCAGAACGCATCGCCCGCACAGAGGTGCAGACAGCCGCACAGGGGGCACGGTACGAGACCTTCACGGAGGTCGGTGTTGAGACCGTGCAATGGGTGACAGCACCCGGCGCGTCGAAGTCGCACCAAGCACTCGCGGACAAGGTGTACTTCAAGGGCGGCAAGAAGGGTGAGCAGAAACTTGGCAAGCCGTTCGCAACATCCAAAGACGGCAAAGAGTTCACCCGCGACATCTACCACCCACCAGCACGACCAAACTGCCGCTGCTCGATCAGGGCTATTTTTCCGGAGGATTGACATGGACGCAGAGACAATCATCAAACGGCTCCGTAAGCACAAAGAGGCGAAGGATGCCGAGACCATCGGTGTGATCGGCTCATACGGCAAGGTCGCGGAGATCGACGACGACGGCGACAAGAACGACATCATCGCAATCGCCAACACCGGCGACATCGACCTTGACGACGAGGTTGTTGTGCCGTCCGGCCTGACGACCGAGTACCTGGAGAAGAACCGGCAGATATTCATCGACCACGAATACAACATTGGCAGTGCTGCCGGGTTCGTTCGCTCCATCGCCAAATACCCCAGCCCGCAGGATCACAAGTCGTGGAAGGTGCGGATTGGCCTGTACGACAATGAGGCGGGGCGTGCGGTCAAAGAGATCGCCAAGCGGTCGGGGCAAATCGGCCTGAGCATCGGCTTCTTCCCGACCGACTACGGGCCGCCCACCGACGAGGAAATCAAGCAGTACGGGCAGCCGGGCAAGAAACTCGTCAGTGTGGTGCGTGCGGGGCGGATGTTTGAAATCTCGTTCACCGCCCTTCCCTGCAACGTGTCGTGCCAGGGGCGGCTATCCATCGGCGACGGCAAGGCGTTGGCGGTTGCCGCAAACGAGGCGGTGCGTGCGGGCGTGCTTGACCGCGAGACCGTGACCATGCTGGGGTTTGACGAGCCGGTGCGGACGCAGAAGGTGCTGACCCCGCACGGAATCGTGACACGCAAGATCGTGTGATGGGTAGGATCAGTGTGACGAAGACCCCTAACCCGGAGGCCGCATGGCATCACGGACGATACGGGGCGCACGGAAGCGCCGCAAGGACACCGCCCGGTTCGTGGCGTTCTCATGCATCCACTCGCCCGAGCATGACCAAGACGCGATCGACTGGCTTTGCACCGTCATCGAGGAACATAAGCCCGACGTGCTTATCTCACTCGGCGACGACCTCGAAGCGGATGGGGCGAGCCGTTGGCCGTCAGAGGCACCGTACAAGCTGATTGACGAGTACGAGGCCGACGATCGGGTCAAGGCCCAGATTGCTGCTGCGTGCCCGTCAGCCGAGCGTATACGGCTCATGGGCAACCACTGCGACAACATCATCGGCATGGGGCGGATCAATCCCAAGATCCGCGAGTTGTGCGACTGGCGTATCCCGCAGTTCACGCACAAGGGCGTGCAGGTCAACAAGAACGCGCTCAAGTGGAAGGTGTCGAGTTCCTACGACTTCTGCCGGCGGCGCGGCGTGTACCGGCTGGGCCAGGTCACCTTTGGCCACGGCTGGCAGACGAATATGAACGCGGGGCGGGATCAGTCCGTGCTACTCGGCACGCCCTACGGCCTGTTCATCGGCGGTCACACCCACGCACCCGAGGCGGTGACGCAGGCACGCATGACGGGCAAGGTGCCGCTGCCGTACTGGTACGCGAACGCGGGGACACTGCGAAACCTCGACCCCGAGTACATGCGGCGAAACAACGGTTTCCACTGGGGGCAGGCGTGTGTGGTGGGCGAGGCGGACTTGCGTGCAGGCCCGTCGAAATCCCCGCGAATGTCGCGTCATTGGGTGGCGGAAACGAAGGTCAAAGATATGTATTCGGAGTGGGTAGACCGCAGGGGGGGCAAATGACAACACCGCGAAAGAGTCGTAAACCGGGCAAGGGCATAGTCGCCAACGGGATCGGGGCGAAGGTATCAGCCGCAGCCGACGATCTATTCGCGTCAGCCGATGCGGTGGTCATCGTCGCCGTCCGTTTCAGTGGCAGCGGGGACAGCGACGAGCAGATCGTGCGTGCTACGCGAGGCCCGCGTATGGCGGTGAGCAAGGCCCTCGACCAACTGTACGACTTCGACGAACGCGAGGCGGCTATCTACACCGACGACCAGATCGTCGAGGACGATGAGACAGAGTGATTGCCGCGACGATCCTGTCGGCTGAGTCGAGGGTCAAATCCTTCTGCCCAGAAAGAAACCTGTTGATGGCGATGCGGTGAACACCCGACTTGCGAGCGATTGATGCCTGGCTCTCGCCCGAATCAATAGCAGACTGGATTGCGTCGCGGACGATTGCTGTGATTGGTTGTTTATTCATAAACGAAAAAACCCGCGTTGGCGGGTCTGCTCGTGGCGTGTCGGTCAGTTGCTTGCATGGGGGTTGTGATCCCAGCACACTCCATCGCGGTCGATCCAAATCTCCATCTTTACCATTTCGCCAAGCGACACAATGAAGCTGATTGATGTGATTGCATTGTTGTCGTTCATGGCGTTGGCTGCTGTGTTCTTGGCTTCGTTGAGTGTCATGTCTTGTCTCCGTGGTTGGTGGTTGGTTTCTCGTCTGGTGTAGTGTATACGATCGGCTACACCATGTCAACCACTTGAGTAGAAATATTTGAGTAAACCGCGTAATCCTCCCACCCGCGTAAGATAAGACGGAGCCGGGGTGTGCTTGGCGGCGCGTCCAGTTCCAATCGAGGCGTGGGGGGTTGCGCCTTCCGGGTTGAGTTGCTGAAAAGCGACTCCCCGGTTTACCGATCGGCGATCGTCTGCGGATGCATCGGCTCACGCCCTGCCCATCCAATCGTGACCGCTCTGAGGTTGTGGCACTTATTTAGCACAACAACAGAGGAGGTCTGCGATGAACCGCAAGACTTTGATTCGCCTCGGTCGTGAGAACGGCTGGAAGGGCAACGACCTCGAATCGTTCAAGAGCTGGGCGATTGACGAGGGTATCGAAACCATGAAGGTGGGCGGCGAGACCGTCAACCTCGACCAGATCGAAAAGGTCTGGGCGAAAACCGTAACCGTCTCGATTTCCGCGGACGCTGGCGAAGATGTGGTCGTTGAAGACGCATCCGTGCCCGCCGAAGAGATGATGGACGAAAACGAGAAGATGGGCGACGAGGACGAGGCCGGCGAGAAGTCGGTCAAGGCCGCGCAGACCAAGCGTTCGCAGGATAATGTCCGTGCTTGGCGCAAGGCCAGCAAGCCCGCGACCAACAAGGGATACAGCGCGACTGACGCTGCGAAGAAGGCATACGACCGGGCTATTAAAACCGGCGACCGCCTGACCCGCACCGGCGCCCGTCCGCTGTTCCTTGACGCTGACCGCTCCGAATACTTCGGCGCCAAAGCCCGCCTGGTTGCCATGTCTGGCCGCGACTACCCGCAGCGTGACGCTGACGAGAAGATCGCACAGAAGACCGGGCTGACCTCGCAGAACAGCACCGGCGGCGCTCTTGTCTTCTACGAAGAGCTGCCCGAGCTGATCGAGAATCTCGAGCAGAACGGTGCCGCCCGTCGCGCTATCGGCGTGACCAACATGCGTGACGGCGAGCAGACCGTCAGCAAGATCAGCGGCGACGTGACCATGTACGACATCGGCGAGGGTGATGCGATCACCGCGTCCGATCCGACCTATGGCAATGTCAAGCTCGTTGCAGCCAAGACCGCCGCACTGGTTCGCCAGTCTTCGGAACTGCTCAACGACTCGGCGTTCAACATCGGTGATGTGCTTGCCCGTTCGATCAACCGTGCGGTCGGCACTTGGGAAGACGAATCAGTCTTCCTCGGTTCGCACAACCGTCAGGGTGTAAACGATCTTGTTGGTGCGAACACCTCGTTCGACGCTGCACTGTCCGCATCGTGGTCAGAGTTCACCATCAGCGATATCCAGGACACGCTTGCACTCCTTCCCGCTTGGGCGTTCGACGATCCCAACTTCGGCATCGTCTGTTCGCTTCCGTTCTACCACAGCGTCCTGCGTCGATTCGCACTGAGCGCTGGCGGCAACACCGGCACCGACGTTCTCGGTGGCTTCGGTGAGTCTCTTTCGTGGGACGGTATGCCTGTCTACATCTCGCAGGTGATGCCGAAGGTGTACGCGGGCAACGCCAATGTCATGTTCGCGGGTGCGTGGTCGCGCTCGGCTAAGTTCGGTGTCGTGAGCGGCTCCGAGCAAATGGCAACCAGCGACCAGCGCTACTTCGATCAGGATCAGGTTGCGTTCCGTTACACCCAGCGTTGGGCTCACACCCTGCACGATGTCAACAACACCGCGAACGCTTCCGGCGTTGTCGCGCTCATCGACTAAAGGAGGTCTGAGCTATGGCTATTGAAGTTCAGAACATGAAGACTGTCCTGGCGATCGCGCCCGTCAGTCTCAACAACGCAACCGCTACGCCTGTCGAGGTTGACGCACGGGGTTACAGCAACGCCCGCTTCGTCTTCTCGGTCGGTGCTGCCGCTGGCAATATCAGTGTGTGCAAAGTTCAGTCGGCGACTTCCGCCGGTGGATCGCTCACCGATGTCACTGGTGCTGCGATTGCCGCAGACGTTATCGACTCCGACGCTGACGCAACCGTCCATGCGATCGAGGTTGATCTCACCGATAAGAGCATTGGCGAGTTCCTCAAGGTTGTTCTCACCGAGGACAACACCGGGGCAACTTTGATCGGCTGCACATGCATTCTTTCCCGAGGGGCGGACTGCCCGACCTCGGCGAGTGAGCGCGGCCTCACGACCGAAGTGTTCGCCTAATCACAACTCAACCAGCACGCTTCGGAAACGGGGCGTGTTGTATTCAGGAGGACGCAACCATGAAGAATATCAAACTCTC